ACCATGTTAGAACTCTTTAATACCCGAATAAAATAAAAAACACAACATATTGAAAATCAATGATTATAAAATTTAGTGTTAAACTCAGTGGTAAGTTTAGCGCTAAATTTTTTTTGACATTCTCGCTACAATTGATCGAACAGCTCCTACACTTATACGAAAGTCTTCAGATAATATTACATACCTATCCATCTTCGGAGTAGTCATACTCTTATAACTTTCATATAGCTCTATATCACGAAATACAGTACAAGGAATATTATACCCTTTCTTGTATACCTCCCTCATTCCTGCTTCTATCTCTTTAAGTTGATCATATACTATCATTCCCACTTATTTAATTCACATTTCTTATCATCTTGTCTTAGAAGTGTCGATAATGGACACCCACATATATCACACTTCATACCCTCTACCTCTTGCAAGGTATAGTCAGGCATGAATTGTTGGTAAGTACCCTTCACAGCATGAGGACACTGAGCGCATATTTGCGCCCGTTCCTTTGCTTTTTTCTCTGTTTCTGAGTTGGGAAATAGGTAATTATCCCACCCTTTAAGTATTGCTTTTAATTTTATCATAACTGTTGAACTGGTAAGAAGTTAGTATTATTACCCGCTACAACTCCACTCTTTACCATACCCTCGGAAGTCCCTGCTGTAGCTCCTTCGTATGCCCCTTGTGTGGCTCCTGCTCTCGCTCCCTGGTACGCACCTTCTTGAGTACCCTCCAATGATCCTTGTTGAGTGCCTTGTAAAGCCCCTTCTCTTACCGCTTCTGTCAGCTCTGTAAAGTCTATATTAGCATTTACTTTAGCCTGTCTTACTATATCCCCTTGTGCGAAATAGAAGGGTTTATTAACTCCTCTTCTTGTAGAGTTGTTAATAAGTTCGAGAATTGGGAAATATCGTGCAGTTGCTCTCTTGTTTACTACAAATTCACCTCCCTCCATCTCATAGCCGCCAACGCCTGCTACAGAGAAAGGCACCCCACCCTCTGCATGACTTCTACCACTAACAGGACCACCTTCTGCATATTTGACCGTTGTACTCATTATCTTATTTACATTCAGAAATCCCATCGCTCCTGTTATCCCTGCCATAATTGCATTATATGGAGGAGGGTATGCTGATAGTGCCTTGGTAATCCCTAAGTATGTATTAATGGTAGCTTCAGCCACCGCAGCTGCCTTACCTACTGCTGTATGTTCTCCAAATAGCTGCTTAGCTTGCCCAAAGGTAGTACTTGCCAATTGCATTTTACTTTGTTCTACCTTCTTGCGTTGTTCCAATATTTCAAGGTCATGTTTACGCTCAGTTTGCGCCCTCATTATTTGGTATTGGTCTTCTGTTATCTTCTTGTCGGAGAGGAGCTGCTCTATACCTTGCATTTCCTGATCGTGTCGCTGGCTCATCTGCTCAGCTTCTATATCCCATTGGTACGCCCCTTCCTCTTGCATCTTAAGGATCTTATCTTGAAAGTCTAACTCCTTCTGCACCTTCTCATCTTCTCGTTGTTGTTGCTTGAGTTGCTTGTCTAATTCAACACCTTGGTTATCATATTCCTGCTTAAGTTGTAACAGGGCCATCTCATGCGCTTGCTGTTGCTCATAATCCCACTGGTTCGCTTCCTCCTTGAGTTGCTTCTCCTTCTCCAATGCCTCTACCTTCATCTGGTAGATAGCTGCTTGCCGTTCTTGCTCTTGTGTTACTATCTCTGCTGTTAGCCTCGCTTCCTTGCTTATCTTAGATTGGTTCATTTGCTCATACAATTCGAGTTCCTTTTGTACGGCATTAATGGATAATTCAACCTTCGTATTAGCAAAGTCCCTCTCTAACTTCCTTTTCTGTTCCTCGTATTCTTGACGGCTTACAATTCCTTTCTTTCGCTCTTCTTCAAGCACCGCTAATCTATCATTTTTCCCCTTTTCCTCTATCCGTAAGCGCTCTTCTAAGGATTGTGCCACTGCTGAATTACTCTCTACATATACATCTATTGCTTTTTTCTCCGCGGATAATCGCTCCTTGAGCTGTTCCATGTATCGCTTATTTGCTTCCTCTCGCTGTTTCTTCTGCTCATCCAGCATTGCCTTATGTATCGTATTCACCTTGTTATTTTGTGTTGTTTCAGCTTCTAACATGGCCGCTGTCTTTTCAGCTAATTCCGCTTTCTTACGCGCCAACTCCGCCCTATCTGCATCGCTTGTGTCATTACTTGCAAATTTGAGGTTTAACAGCTCTTGTTCTAATCCGTTTCGTTCCCTTGCCAATTCATTAATACTCCTCTGTATCTCTATACTCTTCCTTGCAGCTTCCTCTCTCTCTTTAAAGGTCTTAGTAGTGTCCTCGGCTATCTTATTTTGTGCCTTAAATTGCTCCTTAAGTGCCGCTGTTTGCTCGATAAAGTCAGCTTCGGATGCTGATAGTTTTTGATTGATCTCCTCTATCCTTGCTCCTCGCTCCAGTGCTTCATTGATGGTATCTTTCATCTCTTTACCCATCTGCTTCATTGACTCTATAGACTTCTTAACCTCTCCGGTCAAGTCTTTAACACCTGTTACTGTCTGTAGCGTGCCTTCACCTACCTGCTTGAGCCCTTCCTTTATATCTCCTGTAAGGATACTGCCTAATCCCTTGAATACATTCACCACCCCATTGATACGATTCATTACCTGCCCTTCGATGAATTTTAATAAGTCATCTAATATCTTCTTAGGATGGGTGAACGCTTCAACCAACGCCTTACCTACATTCTGCACTACTCCCCATAAAGTTTGAAATACCACCTTCAATGGAGTTATTACCCTTGCAACCTTATCTATCCCCTCCTGTGTACTTGTAAGATACGCCACAAGGCTACCTAATAGAACGATAATAGCTCCTAACCCTGTGCTTACAAGCACCCCCCTGAATATCTTCATTGCTAAAGAACTCTTTGCAGTGGCTGCTGCTGTGGCATTCATGGCTGTTGCTGATGCCTTGTTGTAATTAATGTAATTCATGATGATAGTCGCAAGCCCTGACATTTTGGATTTCATGGATTCGAGATTTGCGATAATACCATTTAGGGATACCCCAAAAGAATTGTTATCCCCTAAAGCATCCAATATTGCTTGTTTATAGTTACCTACTTCTACTTGCGTATTTCCTATGCTTTTCTGTAGCTCTTTATATGCCTTATCTTGTTCTTGTATAGTAGCTAATAAGGCTTTACCTTCGGCGCTTTCTCTCTGCTCAGCTGACATTTCCGAATAAGCCTTCTTGTTCTGAGACAATGCCGCGGATAACTCCCTAATTGACCCAGTTAGGAGCGTGTTAGATTGCATAGCTGCACCATTTGCAGCTACATTTGCCTGCATAATACTTTCATACGTACGCAAGTCCTTTTGAGTTTCCTTTTGTACAGCTGTAAGTTGTGATAGTTGTTGAGTATATTCCTCCACGGATATATTACCCTCTGCGAAATTCTTCTTGAGGGCCTTCATCTCTTCGGCTATCTCCATGAGTTTCTTTCTTGTCTCTCCAGCCTTCTTAGTGACCTCGTCTACATCTATATCTAATTGTGCGATTGTTGTTGCCATCTTATATTATTCTATTGGTTCTATCTTAATTAATTCTACCACTGCCAATCCATGTGCCTTGAAGGTGATTTTGTTAGGTAAAAATATCCCTCCAAGTTGCATAATGTATATGCGCTTGAAAAAGTTGAATTGATGAATATCAAGCGCGGTTAGGTTCATCTCGCATGTATATACTCGCATGTGATTGAGTACATTATTAAAGTTACCATAATATCTTTTAATTAAACTATCCCATCTCATTCCGTTGAAAGTTGATAAGCATGGGTGAAATGAGAAGGATTCCGAATTAAAGTCTCCTCCACTTATAATTCCTTCGGCTGTCAATACTACATTGTTATAACCCGTCCAATACACATTAAATATGTGAAATCTATTATCTTTCGCCTTGTACTCAACTTCTATTTTTTTTTGTCCCCCTTCATTCTTTTCTTTTATCTCTTTTTCCCAGAAAAAGAATTCATCTAATGGCGGGTATGTGTTGTAATTGGCCCTTTTATCTGAATCTATTCCCGCAAAGAATTTACCCTCTCTTTCCTTCTTGAATGTAAGGAGATCGTCATTTATTACCATCACCCCATCTGCTCCGAATTGCTTATTCTCTTGCTCGTCATACTTCTTGTATAGGAAATGATTACGCCTTGCATAGGATGCTGTTGGCACATGAAATTCTAAGTTTGTGACCCTTACAAACTGGTCTGTCCAATCTATTAGAGGAGCTTCATTAAGCCTTTCATCTACAGTAAAGAAGTGTTGCACAGGGTCGTCTATATCTAATTTCATAGGAGTAAGCCCAAACATAATCATCAACTCTTTGAACAGATCTAACATAGATAGGTCGGATACCATCTTATTAACATTCTGCATGGAGGTTTGTTCGATTTTGAAATCTATTCGATAAGCTCCAATGTTTCCCTCTGGAACAGTTCCTCTAGTTTTTTTGTTTATATATTTCAATCTCACGTATAACCTATCTCCTGCTGACAAATAATCAGGTATCTTTATAGTAAACGCCCACCCCCCTGTAACTCCTTGTCTTCCTGCTGCATATTCCCACTCAGTTATATAACCACCTACCCCATTCGCTGTAGAGCATATAGGATTAACATCATCATTTTTGTAAATCTCTACATAAGTAATACCTCTATCAGGATCACTTCCCCCTTGTACTATCCCTGACAAATTTAAATCCCAAGAACCAAAACTATCTGAAGGCATTGTATAGAATGGTGTTTTTTCTCTCTTTTTGAAAATCTGCGAAGGATTACGAGGGTTATTTATCTCCATATATGATTCTATAGAATTATTATCAATTCTTTTCGATGAGTCTCCTCCTCTATAAGTATTACTATCACCTTTAAAGCTAACTAACACCCCTTTTGGTTCCCCTGTGTTAAGCACCTGAGAGGTAGTAATAAATAAGGTTTTGAACATTTCGGAATTGAAAAATGATCCTTCAAACCTTTGCCCTGACATTCTCGTAACCTCATTAAATACCCAAGGGATATATATGGATGGTGGTGCGTAATAAAAGTTATATTTACCATCTATAAAAGTATCACCTCCGTATCCAGCTACAGGGTATATATACCCATTAGTATAATACCCCTCCATTTCAGATGCTTGCCAGTCTGCATATACTCTTGTTATATTAGCTATTACATCTTTATTTTTACTGTGGTTCAACTTATTCCCTATTATATCGGATAACTTATACAAGTTTAACCAATGATATACATCTTTCGTTTCCTCGTGAAAAGCGAATTTGTATGTATCATTATACACCCCCATAAGGTAGCCCTTAGCGTGTCGTACAATTGGCACCCCCTCCACAAGTACTTCTACTTCCTCGTAAGCTCTTTGAGGTCGTCCACTTACACTACCTACCATGCCTGCATAATCGAATATCTCATTATTGTTGGTACTCATAGGTAGGTACATAACATCTGAGCATGAGAATTGCCGTGTGTCAAATGAAAAGAAATTAGCACATTGCATATTCCAAGTAAACTCATCATTGAGCAAGTCGGCTTCTTGCCCATCTATAATTAATCGTATCATCTTTTTGTTATTATTTGTTGTAATCTGTTCTCTACGTTTTGCCTAATAGTCTTATAATATAGGCTGTAAAATACTACATTGTAAGGTAATGATTCTATTTGTTCGTATCTCAGGACATCACCTTGCGCCATTGTGTCAATAGTGGCAAGGTCGTTGAATGGCTGTAACTGCTCGGCTCCTGCTTGTTGTAGCTGTGCTTCGTATGGGCTTGGTTCTCCTTGGAAAGCCTTATACTCTTGTTCAAGAACTCGCTTCACTTCATTAGTTAGGTGCTTGATGCACGCATAAAAGCGATACACATTCATTCTTGATGGGTGCTTTATCTTATATACCTTCTTGAATGCTTCTGCAACTTGAGATAGCTCCCCGCTGCTCATTAGGTCTATTATCTCTCGCACTTCTCCCCATGTGAGGTCTGTTATATGTTCTATACCATGCTTTTTCTTCCACCTCCAAAAGCCTCGATAAAAGAAAGGCAAAGGCTTAACCACTTCTAATAATAGAGTAGTTTCCTTTTGCCTTTCAGTTGGCATGAGTAGATATTGTAGTAGTGTCATCTGAATATTGGTTTAAATGTCTTTTTCGGTTTTAAGTCAAAGTATTCTCGCATGAGTATCATGTCACGATAATCAGGGCTTCGTCCTATGTTCTGTTTTATCGTATCCTTGTTAATCACTGACAGCCTTTGCCCGTCCTTATTGTCACTTTTGATTTGCTCCAACTCTTCTATAATACGCTCTTTTGTCTTCTCTGATAGCTCAGCGCTAATATATATGCCGTTATTATTGATACGCTCGGCTAACTTGTACAAACATTGCGTTTGCAGATTTTTGTAACTGGTAGCTTGTCCATTCTCATCAAGGGGGGAGCTGTTGTTCTTAAACCCAACAATACCCGTGTTATCTACCACCCCTCCTCCTACTCCATCCTCATCAGCAATACAATTCCCCTTGGGTATGTTATACCTCATTCTAAGGGTGTGTATAAGCCCTTGTACCTCCGTCATTGCTGATATAGCCAATGTGTGTACCTCTATTAGCTCCCATCCCTTCCATACACCTATAACACACAAGTCAGAGCCGAAGCGTGCAATATCTGCAGATAGGAACATTTCCTTATCTATGGGTATTTGATCATTCTTAAAAATGGCCAGTATCTTATCATAGTCACATAAAGCATTAGGATCATCATCATACTCCCATAGCCCGTGCAATAATCGCTGCTTCTCCGCTCCTCGCAATGTACTTTCTAAGTTCTGAATATATTCTTTTGGTAACATCTTATTGTCATAAGGAAGGGCCTGAATAAATGCTCTTCTCTTATCAAGTGTGCCATCTTTGTAAGGCGTGTAAAACTCCTTATATAGAAAGTTCTTAGAAGGATTGGCTGTGATGAGTAATTTACCTTTCAAGTTATACTCTCTATTCTTCCATCTCCCAATTGATATTTTAAGATTCGAATAACTATCATAATCAAACTCTCCTCCTTCTTCTATCCAACCTCGTGTAAATTGCATTGAACCAAATCGCTGGTATTGTGGGTCGCTTGGTAAGTACCTACAATCTAACAACAATACTCGTGAGTCATTATGTAATTCAAAATAATTATCCTGCCCATTGTATTTATATGCTTCTTGCGGTATTCCCCAGCCGTTGAGTACTTCATGAATGCTTGGTATGGTAAATCGTCTCAAGTCATTCAATTGCTTACGGGCAATGAAATACTGTGTGTTTGGGTACATAAAAGCATCGGCAAATATCAAAGAGCAACCAATAAAAGACTTCCCCCCTCCCTTGGCTCCTCCATATAGCACCTCGTCAATATCATTATTAGCCCACGCTTTACCACATTCTTTTTGTTTGCTGTTTCCATTACTATTAAACTCAAGTACTACATTACGCATAAGTGATTATTTAATTATTATCCCAGTTACTTGGAAAGGCTGTAAGTCCTTTCCATCCTTACCCGTCACCTCTTGCTTACTTCTTAAGTTCCAATCATCAAACTTGCGCTCTATTATCCAAGCATACTTCTGCCATTTATCATCATCGCTTTGGAGCTTTTTAAACAAGTTCTTTTTTTGAATGGTTAGGGCTTTTTTATAAAGGCGCATAAATTCAAAATATAAAGGGTCTTTTACATCCCCTGCCTTCCAGCTTTCAAATGTTCTATCTGCTACTTGTTGCTTTTCTTCAACCAAATCATTAGTAAGCATTCTTAGTTCATCATCGGTTAGTATAATGGCGTTAATATCCTCATTTACCACCTTCTTAAAAGATTCTATCCAAGTAAGGAGCTTTGTTGGTCTTCCTCTTGTCTTTTTGGTTTCTGTACTTGATTTAGTTTTTTTCATAGTGTATATAATTTAACAATGATTATTGTATATAATTTTTTTTCATCTCTTTTTCAATAATATCCTTAAACTCGTCAAAGCTGTAACATACAGCGTAAGTATGCCCGAGGGTTTCGGCAATTTTCTGAAAGTCTTTTTGGTTGTCAGTTTGTTTGTTCCCTTTGACTTTCATCTCGATATAAAGGCTTTTACCTTGTGGGAACATTATTACTAAGTCAGCCACTCCCGCTAATACCCCCTCAGTCTTGAGGCGTTGCGCTTCTCGAATGTTTCGACTTCCACCATTAGGGACGGCGTAAATAATGAGGTGCGGGTATTGGTATCTGAACCATTTTACACAGGATGTTTGAAGGACACTCTCTTTCTGCATGATGATTTGTTAATTATTCATAGCGCAAAGATACAAAATATATTTCAATTACAAGCAAATTTTTCAATATAACTAATTGAAAATAAGAGCGTTTACAGGTGTAAAATACACTTGCAAACGCACTTATATTTTACGTTGTCATTTGTTAATTACTCGTAAAATACTGCCTTTCCTAACTTATTAGCTACAGCATACTCAATTCTTGCCCCTTGGCTATCCTCCCAGCCTTGTAACATATATATCCCCTCACAGTTTATAAGGTCGATGATGTCTTTGGCTATATGATCCTCCCATGGGTCGTGTTCGGATAGTCCATTACAAAGAGGATTGACAACCTCGTGACCTAATGATTGGAGCTTGTCTGCTACATCACTAAATCGCTTGCGTGTGTGAGTTAGGTCTGTGCCGCTAATCTTTCCTGAGATATATAATTTCATATTCTTAACTTTTTGACAATGGTTTGCACTTGTTCCTTGAGTTGTGTCCTTGTACCTGTATTATCTATGATAAAGTGAAAATCACTATCAGGGACATCGTCAAGGTCTGTTTCGGATGGGTGGGTATCCATATTACCCATGTTTCTTTTTACACGGATAAAGATAGGATCAATTAGTTCCATCTGCTCATATTCTACCTTGAAGCGCATGTCTGTGATAATCACCCTTGGAAATTCGCATTTCTCGTAAGTTAAACGCCTTAGCATTAATTTAGCGAATATATCCTCCCCAAGGAGTTCCTTGTAAAAGTCGGCTGTCTTTCGGTACAGCTCCCTTATGGTTAGGTTACTCTGTATACCATTGACAGCTACTAATCGGTTTTCCTTGTATAGGTCTAATGTGTATGAGTTTGTTCCTACTGCTTGGGACACTATCTCTTTGACTGGCTCGGCAAAGGCTCTTAGTGCGTATTTACGTTGGGTGTAGTCATTGAATAGATTAGCTACGGTGTCCTTTCCTACTCTTTTCTTTCCTGATAGTACAATTAAGTTCTTATTCATAGTTAAAATCAGATTTATCTTCAATATATTGCCTTAGGCTTACAAAGCCTCTTAAATTCTTATTGAATCCCTTTGCTTCATTAGGGATAGCTAAAATATTAAGCTTTTCGCTTTTTTCACACTTTCCTTTTATCCAAGTATCATATTCATAATCAGTCATACACTTAGCACAATGAGATACGACAGAAAAATGTCCTGACTCAACACATTTATCATATATGTTTTTAGCTTTTTCTAATGTAAGAACATCATCATCATTAATAGTTGTATAACTTACACGGGCTGTCATAGCACAAGAAAGCATAATTTTATCCTTCAAACTCATTTCAGGAATAAATTCTGGTCTTTCACTAAAAGGAATATGCCATTCATCATCATTCATTATTACTGGAGTAGATTCATTCAAAGCATCATACATTTTCTCTGCTAAGTCCATAAAGTGAATTTCAGCTTGCCCTTTATTACGTTGTAACCACCACAAATCATCTTTCTTAGATAGCTGAGGAAATTTCTTTATCACCTCTTTTTTACTTTTAAAAGATGTTTTTGTATCACTTCCTGCTAATCTTAGCACATCATTAGAAATATCATAAATAGGACATCTCTGTTCAAATAAATGTTTAAAGGATTCACGAGTGCCGGTGCAGAGCTGTGTTACCCACATGAAAGGTTCAAGGATTCGATTAGTAAGTTGTTTTGTGATTCCATTATTGTATAATTGATAAGCACTTTCTACAGCAGTGTCTTTTGCTATTAACCATTTAACTTCAAGGTAATCTATTTCCTCTCGATTAGTTATGTATTCTGTACCTTGCATTCCTTTATGATGGGTTTGAAAAGCCAATGGCACGAAAGGTTCTTTATCGACAACCTCAACCATTTTCTCAAAAGGTATGGCACGAGATGAAGATGTGTTTTTTTCTAACATCTTGTAAGTATTCACTTCACTAAGAATAATACGTGGAAATGTTAGTTTATAGGTGATTATCTCTTCACCTGTATTAGCTCTTTTACTATGAGCTACTATTTCTGCTTTGATTTTATCTTTCATATTGACATTATCTTTAAATAAGTCATCGATATTTAAATTATCAATGTTACCTAAGTTAATTTGTTGTCCAATAATGGCTCCTTTATTGTTTATAATTTGCATCATTTTCTTTTTTAATTAATCTTTCTCAAATTTACCGTTAATCATTTTTCCAGTTCTGTTTTTTATCTCGTTGTAAGCGATGTTCAGACAGGCTTCTAAGGTTGTGTCTTCTGATAAGGCGATACAATGGAGTATGTAAAGTATATGCTCTATTTTATAGGAGTATAAATATAGTTTCTCTTGTTTATATTCTACCTCAAATAGTTCTGCTAATATATTATTAGCAGATATAGCGGATGTAGTTTGTGAGATATTATCAAGAGCTTCCTTTGGATAAACTTCTTCATAGTGAAAAATGAAATCCAAATTTTTTAAATAGCAATGGTTAATAAGGCAAATCATAGTATCACCTATTGCATCTTGGATAGCTGGCTTGTCATTGTCATAACACGCTTTGATAAGCTCGCCAACCTCTTCATGGGTCTTAAGGAGTTGGTCAAATGGGGTGCTTT